GTGCTCGTGACTTAGGATACTTCATTGATGCAATCACTGTTGATATGTACTGTGAAGGTAATAAGCATACCAGAGCATTCACAGAACAATACTTTACTAATGCTACTACACCATTAAGTAATGGTCTTGTAGGTGAGGAAGCAGAAAGTGTAACTGCATATACAACTGCTATCAACGAGATGAAGAAAGCAGTTACTAACCAGTTATATCATAAGGATCTCACAGTTACTGAAGGTCTAGCAATCTTTAGTGGTGGTACTCCTGTAGGTACTCCAACTGCTGCAGATTATAATGCAACAACTGGTGCTATTACATTAACTATTCCTGGAAATAGTTTACAGAATGGTGATAAAGTTAAGATTGTACCTAACTCATTAACATTTACTTGTGACATGGGTACTGGTTCTCCACATACATGGGTAGGTGGAACAGCATCTGGTGCAGTAACAGTTAATGGTAGTGATGCAAAAGACGTAACTAACGCAGCATATACACCTACAACTGGTGTTCTAGAATTAACAATTGGTGCTCATAGCTATACATCTGCTGATACAATTACTATTGCAGCAAATTCTCTAGCATTTACTTGTGCTAAGGATCAAAATCAAACTACTCACACATATCCAAGAACTACTGACCCTGTATATAATCAGTCTCTTCCAATTATATCTGCAACTGGTACAACAATTACAGTTAACGTTGGTTCAGTAACTGGATGGAAGACATATCCTCGTGAAACAGATCCAGCAGCTAATGTTTGGTTGACAGTTTCTAATAAGAATGCAGATCAGTTTGATGTTAACGTTGGTGCTTCTCCTATTGTAGCAAAGAATGTAACTGGTGCTTCTTACTCTGGTACAGATGGTACACTGGAACTAACAATCGGTGCTCATAGCTACACTACTCTACAAAGTATCTTCCTTGAACCTGGTTCATTGACATTTACTTGTGATATGGATGGTCATGCAACAGAGCATACTTATCCAAGAGTTTCTGATCCAGCATACAATACTGCTCTACCAATTATTGCAGTAACAGCAACATCAATTACTGTTGATGTAGGTAAAACACCTATTGTTAACCATGACGTAACTGATGCATCATACACACCTACAACAGGTGAATTGGTATTAACAGTTGGTGCTCATAGTATTCCTGCTCCAACACAGTTTACACCTACCAGTGTTGCATATGATCCTATCAGTGGTGTATTGACATTTACTCATACTGCTGGTGAAGGTGCATTTGAGAACGATGATGAAATTAAGATTGCTGATGATTCATTAGTATTCAGTTGTGATGCTCCTATGGGTGCACACACATTTGTACAAGGATCTCCAAATGGTCTTCTTGATGACTTAGGTGGTAACTATACTGCTGCTACAGGTACAACATATGATCCTGCAACTGGTGTTCTAGAATTAACAATTGGAGCACACAGTCTTACAACTTCAAACACAGTTACTATTGCAGACGATGCTGTAACATTCACATGTGCTGCTGATAATAACGCAAGTAATCATTCATATCCAAGAGCAACCGACCCTGCATCTGGACAAGCATTGGCAATTACTGCTGTAACTGCTACAACAATTTCAGTTAACGTTGGTATTGCTAACGCTAATATTCCTGGTGGAAATCAAGGAACATACCCACGTGCTACTGACCCAGTAAGAGGTAAGTGGTTAACTATTTTTAATGCAACTGCTACAACATTCGATGTTAATGTTGGTGAAGCTAACGTAGGTAGCACTCATACATTTGTTTCTGCTGCTACAAACTGCATTACTAAGTCTAACGCAAGAATTAAGATTGGTGATGATAAGTTATCATTCACCTGTGATCACAACGGTGATAATAACACTACTGTTAAGACTTATCCTAGAAATGCAATTGATACTGCTTCTGCAGGTGCAGGAACAACATATAATGCAGCAACTGGTCTTCTTAAGATTACTACTACTAGCAATCATGGATTCCAGAACGGAGACTTCGTTAAGTTTGATGATGACTCACTAACCTTCACATGTGCTGAGGATAGTAATCAAACACAACATGCTTATCCACGTTCAACAGACCCTGTAAGTGGAGAATGGATTAAGATTGATAACGTAACTGCAAATACATTTGAAGTTAATATCCTTCAGGGTACAACTCCAACAAATACAACATCTCATATATTTGTATCTGGTACTATCAATGGCATCAAAGCTAAGCGTGACAGAGCATACGACCAAGCATTGACTGTTATCGGTACATCTGCTACCACAATCACAGTTAACGTTGGTATCTCATCTGATACAACCACACACAACTGGGCAGGTGGTACATCTGTTGCTGCTGTACAGTCTGGTGGTTCATATAATCATATCTTTGTATCAGCAACTCCTGGTGCTGTTAAGACTGGTGGTGATTACAACCATACATTTGTAGGAGCAACAGTTAATGCTGTTACAACTACATCAAGCACAATTGAACCTAGAACTAGTTCAGGTGCATGTGCTGATGTTCAGTCAGCAATCGTAACTCTTGGTACTATCGTTACTGATGCTATCACTGCTGGTAACATCACAGGTGGTATCTGGAATCAACCTGCTAACACTGGAACGTTCTTAACAGGTGAAGCTAAGTGTCGTAGAGACCTTGGTATTGTTGTTGATGCTGTTGCACAAGACCTTTGGTTTGGTGGTAATGAATTTACTATTGCTGCAACTAAGGAATACTTCCAAGGTAATCAGCTACTTGCAAATGGTTTAGATGTAACTAAGGAAGTTACTCCTGCAATCAGTGCATTTAAACGTGCTGAAGAATTAATGCAACGTGCATTGACCAACACATACTATGATCGTGATCTTAATATCACACTAGATCAAACAGGTGATCCTCCAATTGTAGGAAATATTGAATGTGATGCACATGACATGGTTCTTGACAATAAAGAATTTATTGCTAAGGAAGCATACTTAAGGATGAAGGCAGCATATCCTGCATACACTCCTTCTGCTGGAAATACAGAACAAGATTGTTTAGATGATGTATATGATGTTCTACGTGAGGTAATGTGGGATGTTAAGTTTGGTGGTAACTATAAGACATATGATGTTGCTAAGGGTTACATCACCAATGACTTTAATGGTAAGACATATCCACAGATCATTCAAGATGTAGAAAGAGATGAAGTAGCGAAGGTATTCCAAGAAGCTAAGAGTATTGCAATGCAGGTTGTCAAGAATGAAACAGTTAGTGTTTCTACTGGCAACACTCTAACTCAGAAGATTGATTCTACAATCGTAACTGATTGGGATGAGGATGAACTACTACCTAAGTGTGGTTCAGCAGTAGCTGCTGTTGACACATTGATGGACATCATCATACAGGCAATCGGAACTGATGCTGGTGTTGGTAACCTTGATGGTGTAACTAGAACAACACAAGACAATGCTGACCCTGCATGGAACAAGGCACTTAATATTGTTAGTGCAACTGCAACTTCTATTACACTTAACGTTGGTGCATCTGCATCTCAAGATCAATATCCACACACATTCATTGGTGCAACTGCTGGTGCTGTAGTATCTGGTGGTGCTTATGCTCATACATTTGTAAGTGCATCTGCAAATTCTGTTAACGTAGTTAACGGTAGTCCATTAACACCAACTAATGCAACATACGATGCTGCAACTGGTGCTCTAACTCTATACTTTGGATCTGCACATGGTGTAACCACTAGTGATCAGATATCTCTCGATGATAACTCACTCACATTCACATGTGACATGGGTAGAGATACAACCACTAAGACATATCCTCGTGTTGGAACTGATCCTGTTGCTGGTGCAAACGTTAACCCAACTGCTGTAACTTCACATTCAATTACAATTAACGTTGGTGCATCTCCTCTAGTTGAGCATAACGTATCTAACGCAGTATATGATCCTGCAACTGGATCTATTGCTCTAACGATTGGTGCTCATAGTTTAGCTATTGGTACTAGCGTTAAACTTAAGGATGAATCTCTCGTCTTTAAGTGTACTAAAGATCAGAATACTCTTACACATGCATATCCTAGAGCATCTGGTAAGTACAGACCTACTGCATATGCAGATGGTAACTGTTCTGATGTTCTTGCAACTGTTAACGCATTGGTTGACATTGCATGTAATTCACTTAGTGAAGGTAACTTAAACAATCTACCACCTCTAAACAATGGTGAGTGGGATTGTGCTAACGTTCGTGCATCTATTGAGACATTATTTGATATTCTCAATGATGCAATCAATGGTGGTACACTTGCTGGTCTACCTCCTCTTAACACAGGTGACTTCACAATTAATAACGAAGCATCCAAGTGTTTCCGTGATGTTACTTACATCGTTGATGCTATCGTTAATGACCTTAGACTCGGTGGTAACCTTAATAGTATCCAAGCTGGTGAAGCATACTATGTTGGTAACAACCTAGAGTATATTCAAGGTGAGAAGACAGAAACATTAGATGCATGGAACTATGTTGGACAGATAGCAACTGCAGCTATGAGGAACTTTGATGTTCTTGCATTCAATTGTTCAACAACTGCTGGTAGTGCAATCGTTGATGTTAACGATACTCGTGGCATCATCATTGGTATGAGTGTCAAGGAATATGATGACACTGATCCAGTTAATCCTGCATATGTTAATGGACTATTACAGGATGGTGCTACTCAGGTAGTATCTAATATCCCTGCTGGTACATATGTCAAGAACATTATTAGTAATACACAGATTGAACTTGGTGTTAATGGTTCTAGACTAAGTGAAGGTAACACAGTCAATGCTTTACAGAACAGCACTACAACTGAATTATACTTTGTATATGAAAAAGGTATCTGGGCAGACACATTACCAAATACTGTAACTGTTGGTCCTGAATCAGAAGGTCCTGATATTATTGCTGACACTACAGTATCATCCACAAACAGAGAGTGTTCTGGTACTGCTAATGCAATCGAAACATTAGTTGGTAACATCACTACTATTATTAACAGTGGTTTAGGAACAGTTGTAAGATCAGAACAGACAGTTAACACTGCACTTCTTGCATCTAGAGCTACAGTATTTACTATTGACATCTCTGGTGCTGGTCCTTCTAACCCACATGACTTTGAAACTGGTACACCAGTTAGATTGGTTCCACGTCCTCGCTTTGATCAAGTCACAGGTAAGTATGTTGATGTTGATAAGCGTCTTATTAGACTACCTAATGGATTTGAGACTAACAGAACATACTATGTAATTGCACCAGGTAGAGTTACACAACCTGAGAACTATGGTGGTACATCATTCTTCGATGGTAGTGATCAGACTAGATTGATGCTTGCAACCTCTAGAGAGAATGCAGCATCTGGTATCTACATCTATTCATCTGAGACTGACAGCATCGATAAGGATGTTGAGATTGATCTTTATCAATTCGTTCTTGATGACAAGTATGATCTACATGCTTATACTGGTTCCTTTAGCGACTCAGTTTATGCTGGTATTGAAACAACAGTATCTAACATCTTTGATATTCCTAATGCTGGTACTACATCACAAAAGGCATTCATTAGAGCTGTTGAGGGTGGAGTTCTACCTCTAGTAGCACAGACATATGCTAATGATTCTCAGGTTGCTGTTACTGACACTAGCGATTCTAATTATGGCAGAATAAATCCTAACATTGAATTCTTCACTCGTTATCAGAACAATAAGACATTCACACTTCATAAGACACATGCTGATGCAATTAATGATGTAAATCCAATTACATTTGCATCTGGTCAGGAAGGATTAGACTTTAATGTTTATGCTAACAAGCGTCGTTCGCCAATGCGTTTCGATCCTAGTTTCACTGATGCTACTGCAAGTAATGGTAAGTGGTACATCCAGTGTAAGGATCAGGTAACTGGTGTTAGTGATCCTACAAATAATATCTTCTGGAGACTTAATGAGACAGATTATGCTGATAGACAAAGAACCACTGATGCGTGGTATGAGCGTCTAGAAGATAATCGTGAGGCAGATGACAGAACATACAAGATTCGTATGGTCATTCCTAAGTATCTTGAGAACGCAAGAGATCCTATTAATGGATTTGTTCTTAAGACAAGAACGGATGACACACGTAAGCTAGTACCTCAGAAGGTTCTATTAAAACCTGTTGTTGGTACAGTATATGGTGCTCGTTTTGAGAACCCAGTACAAGCAGGAGAATATATTGGATACGATGCAGATGACTTTAGGATTAATACTCTTAATGTAGATGCACAATATGATCCATTTAAGAAAGATCAAACTGGAGCAGGTATTGAGTATAGAGCATTCGCAAGATTTAGCTCTGGTATTCAGGCAACTATTCAATCTGGTCGTTATGTAGAAGATGTTCTAGATCCTAATATCAAGTATCTTGAGTTGAATCTATATGACCATGCTGTTGATACTAGAAACTTCCCTGGATTGAGAAATGAGACATTTACTACAGTTAAGATTACTTCTCCTCAGGGTGGTAACTTTGTAACCAGTAAGGTAGATAATACTTCAGGATCTCCTAATGCTATTAGTTTTGCTGGTAATTCTTCTGGTTTAGCTAACGTTCATGCATATTACACTGTAAATGGTAATCATTACATTATCATCAAGAATATTCGTGGTGGTGATCTAGAGTACAGTGAGTATGCTAACACAAGATTTACTCAAGGTAATGTTTTTGCTGACATGCTTGAGGATCAGGACATGGGCAAATCGCTTCCTCTAAAACAGCAAATCGCAAAAAATAATCCGCAGTATTTTTACAAGCAAAACGGCGCAAACGTTTATACTATCACACCAGGTGATCGTATTCAAGATGATGCTGGTGTTGAATACTATGTTGATAGTGTTGAGGATGCAGGAATTATTGAAGATACATTCTACATCTTCGGTTACGAGACACTACAGAAACGTATCGCAGGTCAGCAAGATGGTATTTACTATCTAACTGCACTTCGTGGTAACGTTTCTCCATTCCCAACTGGTGCTGGTGTAACTAATAACTTCAAGAAGTTTAAGTTCTCTCAACCAGTTAGTAAGCTATATCCTCTAAACTATAGAAATGATCCTCTCTGGTTTAAGAAGTCTGGTACATCACAAGAAGAGAAAGATTACTATGCTGGATTAATTGATCCACCACAAGCATATTCTGCTGCTGACAACTATACACATGGTTTAGTTACAGTTAACGACTTTAAGAATTCTACAACCAGAGAAATGGTTGCAGACCTTACAGAACAACCTGCATTCTTGTTTAATTCTTACACTGGTAAAAATGCAATTCAGGCACAACCTGGTAATGCAACCTCTGGATCTGAAGATCGTACAATCTCTATTTCTGGTGACAGCACAGTTCTTGTAGATCAGAAATACTATGTTGAACTTAGACGACCATCTATTGCTCGTGCAGGTAACCATACATTTGAATATCTTGGTTTTGGTCCAGGTAACTACTCAACTGGTCTACCAGCTAGACAGGAAGTTGTATTAACACCTGAAGAAGACTTCTACGCACAGAGTAAGAAGCAAGATGCTGGTATTGTATTCTACACAGGTATCAATTCACAAGGTGACTTGTATATTGGTAACAGAAGAATCAATGCTATCACAGGTGAAGAAACATTCATCGATTCTGCACGTCTTGTAGATGATGGAGATGAGGATGATACAATTGGAGGTCTAGTTACTACCTTCGATACTCCTGTAACATTCAACCAGAATATTACAGTTGTTGGTGGTAATGGTGAGCTAGTCAATACATTTGAATCACCAATTACTATTGCAATTCAGGATGCTGATCTAACACAGCAACGTGATGCATTAATCATTCGTTCTAATGTATCTTCTATTGATCCTGTAACACAATTAGAACAGGATCAGCAATTAGATAGAACTTCATTCGCACCTCCTACTGAGGGTGATATAAGAATTAGTAAGAACAGAATACAGTCTGCTATCTTTGGATTTAATGCTAGAGGAAATGGTCAAGCATATATGATGCAGACTCATACCGTTTCTGGTATTGCATCTAATGCTACTCCTAATCAATCTCCATTGATTGCTCAAGGTGGAACCACAATTGATGTATCTCAAACTATTAGCTACGGTGGTGTATCCCCTGTACCTGGCGATATGCTACTCAAGGGATCTGAAGTTGGTAAGAGTGGATCTCTTGCATGGATATTCTCTAACTACTTTACTCAGATTGGTGCTGATAGTATTGATAATATTGTATTTGATGGAACAAACGTTGTTAAACTTTCATTCAGAGACTTTAATACTGGCATTGCTCTATCAAATACTGATATTGGTATCACAACTGCATCACAGATTAGAATCAAGAACTTCTACTATGATCCTAGATTAAATCTAACATGGCAAGTATACAACAAACCTGGTGATGCATTTAATCCATCTAATAACTACTGTCATTTCCAAGTTATTGACCTAATTCCACAGGATTCACAACCTTGGGAGACTATTATCTCTGGAACTGCAGTAGGTGCTGATGTTCCTACTATTGAGTTCTCTAACTCTAACTTTAAGGAACTTGGAGTCATTGGTGCTGAGGCACTTAGAACTGAAACAGAGACTATTGGTGACTACAAGTTAGGTATCAACACTGTTGTTCGTGCTGCTAAGGAAGCATATAAAACTGCATTTACTTCTATTGACACTGATCCTCGTGCAAACCTTGATGTTGTTGGTAATGCATACATTAGTGGTAGAAAAACTGGTGATTTCTTAGGGCATGATTTATATGCTGATCGTGATAAGACTGCTATTGATGATGCATTTGTAGTTGGTGGTGATAGTTCTACTGTAACTGATGAAGCAGTCTTCCGTGTAGCTACTACAAACAATGGTCGTGTTGGTATTAACGTTGATAATTCTCAACTTGATAGAGCATTCGTTGTTGACGGTACATCTAGATTTACTGATGATGCTAAGTTTGAGCATGATATCGAAGTCAATGGTGATGACGGTACAACTGCTGAAATCAGAACATCACAGACAACGGGTACATTTAATCTTGTAACTGATAGTTCATTTGAAGGTACAATCAATATTGCTGGTGATGCACAATTTATTAATATTGGTAATAGTAGAACTGCTACTCAGACAGTTAACCTATTCAATAATGTAACTGGTGATCACTTCATCAATATTGGTACTGCTTCTTTACACAGTAACATCTTTATAGGTACTGTTCCTGAGACTCTTACTTCAGAGATCTCTAAGGTAGAGATTGGTGGTGCATACACCAATACCAACGAAGATCTATCTTACACTAAAGTTAAGACTAGAAACTTCAGAGTTGATGGTGATATGTGGCTCGGATTCCGTAGAGGAATTGGTGACACTGTATCACTTAAGTCACAAGCATCACAAGTTGATTTCTTATCTAATACTGGTGGTCCTTCAATCCTTAACTTTGCAACTAATGCATCTGAGATTAATATTGCAGGTCAAGGTGGTACAACTACAGTCAATAACCAATTAAAAGTTATTGCATCTGCACAGTTTGATAGTAATATCACATTATGTGGTGGTGTTGCTTCCTTCTCATTCTTAGGTGAAAGAGGACAACTTGGTTCTACAATCAATCCTCATGATGATGGTGTTATCAGTCAAACATTATTCAATAAGAATGTTGACATTCTGAATGTTATCGTTGTAGCTCCTACTGATGAAGGATACAATGAAATTGATACTGCTGGTAATGGACCATGGGGTAGTTCATTCTTCCAGAATGCAGAAACTGGTCTTGGTGGAAGCCCAGTGGTTGAACCACAGGATTTACCTGCATTAACTGGTGATGAATATTATCTACCTTTAGCAAATTCACCAGTTAAAGCTAACGGTGATCCATACTTTGCTACTAACGATTATCTCTTAATTGATAGTCCTGTTAATAGTGCTACTGAGCATCCTGAACTTGTACAGATTCTTGAATTAACAAGAATTAACGTATCACCTTACTTTGTAAAGGTTAAGCGTCAACCTATTGGTACATTCACTACTGTTCTTGACACTCATCCAGATAATACACCTATCTACAGAGTTAATGTTCAGTTTGATGCCACATGGACAGAACAGGCACTTGATGGTAATGGTCCTCAGGACAATGTATATCTTGCTGAGTTTGGTGGTAATTTAACAAACACAGATTATGTTGTTATTGGTCGTGATGATGGTGTACCAGCTGGTGATGGTATAGATGACTTTGGTGAAGTAATTAAGGTTGTTACACCATTATCTGCTGAAGTTCAGAAGTTCACAGTCTCTAAAGATTGTTCTTTAGGTGACGCTGGTAATGTATTCACTATTGATTCTGTAACTGGTGATACTTACATTGGTGGTGACACTATTCTTGAAGGTCAATTAAGACTTGAAGGTGGTTGTGGAACTATTAACAGAGGAACAATCATTGGTACTCTAACACCAAATGCTAATGAGGAAATAACCAGATATATTACTAACGTCAGTCCTGCTGACATTGCTAAGGTTCAAATTGGTGATACTGTCAGGTTCACTGGTACTGTTACCGCAACAATGTTTGGTGATACTAGAATTGAGGAGATTGATGCTAATCAAATCAAACTTACTAAACCAATTGTTCTTAATGCTGTATTAACTAATATTAGCTTCACGGTTGTTAGGAATGAAGAGTTTATCATTCAAAACGGTAATGATCAGAACACTCTATACTTTGATACATGTGCTGCTACCATGGAAATTGGTAATCAGTATAGAAGATTAGATATTGAGAGAGTTCTTCCTGATGTTGAAGCTATTGCTACTACAACTGCGAGATATTCTGGTAATGAATCTGATATTAGAGTTTACTCTTATTGGTTAGATCCTCAGGTTATACAGGGTAATGGTCCTAATACCACTTTATCTATAGATGCTGCTACTGGATCCATTGCTGGTTCTGTTTATCTAACAGTTAACTCTATTGGTGAAGGAACTGGTAGATTTGCTGAAGGTGATCTAGTTGTTGTTGGTGATGTAACTGCGATTGCAAATGGTGGTGTTTACTCACCTAGTGGTGGTGGTACACAACCCAAATGGGAGATCATGGAAGTTGCTGCAGTTGATGTAGCAGGTAAACTTCTAAGATGTCTACCAGCTAAGGAAGGAACAACTGCTAATGCATTAACCGATTATCTAGCTACTACAACAACAGTACAGAGAATTCTTAAACACTCTGAGACATCTAACCTAGTTGACATTCAAACAAGACTACGTGGTGGTGCTGATTTCTGTTCTGTCATTCTTGACAATGGTAGAATTGCACAAACTAAGTTTGATTATTTAAACTGGTTCCGTTTATATGATAAGGTAAATGATTCTAATGAAATATTCTATGTAAATGGTGGACTAGCAGGTAAGGTTCATACAACTACCATGGATGAAACTATCCTTGATGGTTCTACTACACACAGAAATGGTGATCTAATCCTTAATAAGGATATGACAATGTATGGTGGTATATTCACCATGAAGGATTCTGTTGGTCAAACTAACATCCTACAAATTATTAATGATGATGGTCACGCAGATCACTCTGGTACTATCTACTTTGACGCTGGTGTTCTTGGTAGAGGTGATTTCAAACTTTACTCTGGTTCAGGTCCAGAAGATGTTCTACTTATTGGAAATCAAGTAACATTTAAAGTTGATAACGATGGTGATGCAGAAATCGGCAATTCATTAAAAATTGTTGGTTTAGCATCTGAAATACCATCTAAGACACCACAATTCCAGTTAAATAACTTAGGAATTAATGGTGCTGATTCCTTTATCATTAATAGAGATAATTCTATTGATGCTTTTGGTATTAGTAACTACTACACCAAGACTGGTGGTAGACATGCACGTTATATCTCTTCTGGATCTGACGCTGCTGATCTAAACCTAGAAGCTAACGTCACATACTTTGCTAATGTAAGTAATCAGACTAACTTGATCTGTTACTTACCTGAAAATCCAATTACAGGAGATGAAGTAAGATTCGTTGAAGTTGGTGGTAACTTAAGTTACGACACAATGCTAATTGTTAGAGCATTAACTCCAAATACTAAAGTACAAGGAGATGCTGGAGGAACTACAATTGGATTGGGTGGTACAACTCCATATAATTCTGGTGAATTGGTAGTACAAACAGCAAATGCTGGATTTACTCTGGTTTACCTAGGAGCAACAGATTCACAAGGCACTATCGTTTCTTCCTCCGTACAAGGATGGTGGTTAAAAGAGGTCTAATCAATGACATTCTATAATAGAGTAAAAGCAAGTAAGATCGCCCCAATAGGTACTATTATACCTTGGACGGGCGGTACGGGTCAAGGAGATCGCATGGAGGATATTCCAAAAGGTTGGATTATCTGTAGTTTAGCTAATGCTGTATTAGATGCTGCTGATTATCCTCTTCTAGCAGCAACATTAGGAAATCAATATGGACCATTTCCAGAAACAGGTAGTAATGAAGAGATAGGAGTGAATTTTGGATTAGTTAATGATTTTCCATATAATAAAAATCCTGAATATCATGTTGATAAATTTGGATTACCAGATCTAAATCAATTATCGTTGATTGATATCGAGGGATCTAGAATTCCATCTACTGATCTCTTACATATTGGACAATATATTGGTCGTAATGGTCCTGATGCTGTACAACCACCTGTTCTTCTTGATGCTGATGTAAATATAACATTTACTATGCAACCATCTTCTACATTAGCTGGTAGAATTACTGGTATAACAATGGAAGACCCGATATACTTTGACACAGCATATGTTATTCCGAGAAAATTAGGTATTGAACATACTCCAGAACATAGTCACAGACCAGCTAGTGATTCTGATTTTGATCAGTTTTGGTCTGCAACTCCAACTGGTCAACCTATGATGGAGTTCTTACCTGGTAGTGGACTAAAAGATGAGAGCCCAAATTATATTGCTATTTCTCCTATTGGTCATAGGAGTAATGATTCTCAAGCACATACATTTAGACCAGGTTGGAGAGATATTACATGGTATGATGAAAATGATGGTGGTATGACTATGGTTGATGGAAGTGCCAGACAATTTGTTGATGCTCAATTAGAACTGGTTCCTGCTATACCAGATTCTCCTAGAATTATTGATCTTAGACCTTATATTCAATTTAGAGGTTGGAGTGCAACTCCTGGTGGTGATCAAAATGTCTATCAAGATGATAATCGTGCGGTAGCAAATATTCAAACACAATCTCATGTTGGTGCATTTCCCCCTGCTGGATATTATAATAATAAAAGAAACTATTATTCTGCTGTTGATATTCCAGAGTTTCATAGAGGTAATCAGATGCCAGCAACAAATATTGAGGATATGAGTTATGATGCCCTTGGTGGTGAGAAACAACCAATAAATACAGCTGTAACAGATACATATACTACCACACTAAATCATAATGGCGAACAATGGGCAGATGATGCATTAAAATCTCATGGTCATAATGCAATGGAAGTAAATATGGCAAGGGGTAGTCTTTCTGTTCCATCTACTATTTTGGTAAATGATATTTCCACTGGTACAACTGCACCATTATCTGTAGATACAGCATTGAGTGTTCAAATTAATAATAACACTCCTTCATTAACTATGCTATACATTATCAGAGCTTTTTAAAATGCCAGCATTTTACACCAAAGAAAAATCAATTCATGGAACGATGACGGGATCGATTATTACGTTCCCTGTTGAGTTGACTGAAGATGATCCGAATGGTCCTAGTAATCAAGAATTAATTCCTGCAGGATATCTTAGATGTGATGGTAGAGTTTTATTTGCTGTAGAATATCCAGAACTAGCTGCAGTTTTAGGAACTGGATTATCCACTAAATTTTTAAAAGCTGGTCAGGCACTTACTGACGAACAATTTCAGTTACCAGATTTGAGATGTAAAAATATCAGAGCTACAACCTCTGCTAATATTGGACAGTATAATGATCTTGTTGTTCAAGATGAAAATAATGAGGATGTTAAAAAATCTGGTATCGGATTAAATGTTGCACAAAACGTTCCAAGTCCATATGAATTAATATATACTGGTGAATTTTACATTCCTCCTCAAACTATTGATTTGAGAGGAGAACCAAGATTTACACTTGATACTGGTGTATATACATCTAGTGATGAAGTACCGCAGAATGCATGGCAACCACATATGCATAGATCGCAAACTCTCAGAGCTAGACAAAAGGATAAAAATGGAAACTTCTTTTCTGCTAGACAAAAGAATCATCAAAGAACAAAATCTTCATTGAATGTTTGTCAGTGGTGGGAAAATACAGCACAACCATTATGTTATTATCAATGGTCTCAGTATGCTGTAAATGGACTAGATGCTTATCAGACTCCAACAAGGAAGGGTTCTAACCGAATGCAGTATTGGGGTGCATGTTTTAATGGTTGTTTAGGATTTACATCTTCTAGTATGTGTTTATGGCCAGAGGGAGGAGATTACTGTCCAGAAATGGAAAATACAACTTGGGACTTTAGAGATGCTATTGGAGATGATTGTAATGCTGGTACAAATAGCGTAGGAGATAATGTCACTTTAGGTAATATCACATACGAACCAGAATTGTATCAAGATTGTGATTGTGTACTCTTCTTAGGTCTATTCTGTATTGGTGGATATGGAGGACAGGGTAGTTTCACTGTTGACTCAGCACAGTTAACAAACTATGGTCCTACTTATGGTGAATCTACAACAAACCTTCCATTTACTGTTCTTGATGAGGATTATTATGTTATTAGGGAAGGTGGTGTAGCTAACATAACTACTTTAACAGGTGAACGTGGTAGTGATGCAATGCATAGACATAGAATAGATTTTGATGCTGAGACACCACATACATATCAAATGAGAACAAGAGCAGCATTTGCTCCTGGTTCTGGTGGATTAACATCCCAAATTACAATCACTAAAAACACTGAACCGAAGGCAGATAAATACATACAGCCATTTATTATAACCGAGTATCTAATTAAAATCTGATGGCACAATACAGGAATCCTTACTCTAATTTTTATTCTGATAAATCAGGTTCATATATGTCCATCGGATCTATTGTACCTGTATTGGTAGATAGTTATTCGACAGATCCTGCAGGAGCAAATACTGGTGAAGGTAATGCTGGAGAGGATCCAAATTTTTCTTACCGCAATTTTATGTACTGTGATGGAGCACAGTATGATATTAAAGATTATCCTTTATTATATGAGAAGATTGGTAATGATTATGTCACATTAAACAGTGAAAAGATTACCAATAATGCTATTCGATCAAATGTATCTGGAGATCCTGGTACAGTATACAGAACATTTGTTGATGGTAGTAATGTATTCGTAGAAATTTACGCAAAACCAATAGCAGGAACTAATAGCTATGAGAGAGTAGTTCCTAACAATGCTACTATATCGTTTGACGAACTTGGTGATTATCCTACTGCTGGTGGACAGGTAGTTGAGAATACTGCATACAGATTAGAATATTCTGATACATATCAGGCTAGTGCTGCTATTGTTGGAACTCATGTTTATAGGATGCTTCTTACTTATGATCCTAGTAATACTGGTGGTGGAGGATCAACTCCAGGTGGAGCAGTTACTTGGACTTTAACATCAACATCTTTACTCCCTAGTGTTGATGGTGCTGTATTACCAATAGCAAACTATGGTACAATTCCTGCCTTAGATCCTGGTACATTCGATCCTTTAACAGGAACAGGTTATCCAACAGGATATACACAATATCCAGGTGCAGATAATGATACTATAGCTATTTCTTGGGCAAACTTATCTGGTCTGCCTGGAGATTTTGCTATTGACACATATGAATTAGTATTAGAAGATTTAGCTATCGTTGATGGTAATGGAAATGCATTCAGGCATTGGCATCTTCAAAACATTCCAAGTGTTGTTACTGGATTGACTGTTAACCAATCATTACTTAATTCAATAACAGTTCTACAAAATAGTGTAGAAGAGACATCTTTAGGTTCTGCTCCTGATTGGGTTAACAATGGTTATTCAGGACCACAACCACCATCAGGAGAAAGACATACATATAGACTTCACGTTAAAGCAATATTAACAGATGCTCAGGAATTAGTAACTCATGTCGATTTTCAAGCAGGTAGTGGACAATTAATTCCAGACTATAACAGAGCACCTTATTTTACAGATAATTTAATAGTTGTTGGTGGTGATGATAATTTTGATCCTAATGCAGGAAGTTTAGATGTAATTATTAACACTTTAGCAACTCAACCAACTATTAGAATTAGGAAGACATTTAATATTCAAGATTTGCCATACATATTAGGAAAATTTAGAGTACCAGACTATAGAGAAAAAAAGTTACTTGGATTTGGTGAAGGTGTAGATGGTGCTGGAACTCCTTTACCTGGTAATGCTGCTAGTATTACAGTTGGTGATACTGGAGGTCAGTGGTATATTAGTACAGATGTTATTGAAGATCCAGCTGAATTCTATCAAATTAGTGATGTATTAACATCAGGATATACTAATGTTGAAACACTTATATCACCATATTTAATTGGTGAAAAGGAATATACAGTTGGTCCTATTCAGGATTATATTTTTTCAAGACCACCAACACATAATCATCAATTACTTCACAGTGAACCAGATGAGACAACACAAGGTACAGCTACTAATGGTGCTGATGTATTTACAACTTCATATTTGAAATATCGTGGTTTCATTGATAACTTTATTCCAAATGCTACTGCTGAAACAAGAGGACACTCACATGGTTTGTTAGGATATAGACCATTAAGTCCAAAGACTGCAACACTTGGAAACGTTGATGGTATTGGTGAGAGAGTACAAACTAATAATGTTAATGATAAGAATTATGATGTAAATGATGTAGCATTAACTTGGACTTTAAATGGAACTGCTTTGATTAACTGGGGAACTGGTTTTGGTGAAGCAGGAGGATTTACCAGTCCTGGTAGTGGTCAGCAATATCTTGCTTTTGGTACACCAGGTAGTAGCACATTCACTACTCATCAAGCTACAAGAGAAGCTTCTGTAAGTCTTAATTGTGAAGGATATGGGCAATTCTTTGTTTTAGCTAAAGGTGGTAATGATACTAATGGTGGTGAAAGAGTCAATGATACTACTGATAATTTAAGAATTAGATTCAGTTCTCCAAATGTTGAGAGTGGTACTCCTACTCCATGGGTAGAATTAATGGAGTCATCTGGAACATTTAATATTGCTAACGGAACAACTGGGTATGCTGCATATGATGCATCATATGCTGTATGGAAAAATAGATATATTGATATTCCAGTAAATTATCGGTCTGCTGCAGCTCAACCAGTTACTTTTGAAATGCAGCAAACTTCTGCTAGTGCAGTTACTGGTTCAAACCCAGTGGGTGAATATGATTCTACTTCAGGTGAAAATCTTAGTGGTACTTTAAATGATCCTGCAGGATCAATCTTCCAACCCAATGCTTATGATGCTTTTGGTGTTGCAAAGATTGGATTAACTAGTAATGCTGGTGAAGGAGAATGGGATGGATGTTATAATTATAAGGTTACTGAACCAGGTGCTATTCCATTCACTTCAGCATCTGCGAATGGATCAGTATTAACAGTTATATTTCCTGGTGTACATGAATTTGCCATTGGACAAAATGTAGCTATTTCAGGTGCAGCAGATCAATTGAATGGTAATTATGAAATTATTGCTGATGGTTTTAGTGCATCAGTATTTAAAGCATTAACAACTAAGGTTGGATCTAGTTCTATTGGTACAGCAAGTATTTCTACTGGATATTTTCAAGAATTTCCTGTCACTCCTACACCAAGAGTTTGGATTGTTGATAATACTACTGTTATTGGTGGTAAGGAAATTATTGTTGTTCAACCAGGTGAAGGAGAAGAAAGATATAACGAGACATATGACAGTGGTACAGCTAACGTTGCTGCGAGTGCTAGTGGAGAAAATGTATTATCATATGTTGTTCAGATGCAAGGTGGTGGAGGAGGTGGAGGTGGCTCCACTGGAAATGGAGATTCTGGTAACCCTACAGAACTCACATTAAATGTTGATGGAGTACCATATACTATTATTGCTAGTGGTGGAGGTGGAGGAACCTCTGGAAACGGTGGTGGTGCTGGTGGTCAAGGAGGAACATACTCTATTCCTGCTCAATTATTTGCTGATCCAAGATTTAGCTTTGATATCTCAGTAAGTGGAGATAATGGTCTTAATGGTGGAATTGATAATGGTGCTCAACCTGCTGGTGGAAATTCTTTACCTTTTACTAGTAAAGGATATGGTGGTAATGGTGGATTCAGCACTTATACTACTATTGATAGTTGGACTAATACATGGACTGCTGATGGAGAAATTCCTTTAATACAAACAAGAGATTGGTTTCCAGTAGGAGTTAATGATATATCTGCTGGTGCTGCTGCTGTATGGTGTCCTTGGCTGTTACAAAATGGAATTTATAAAATTGTTCCAACAGGAGGTTCAGATCCTTATGTAGATCAGTGGATAGAAGCTGGTGTTGGTTTTGAAGTAGTTGGATCAACTCTTACTCAAGGTGTTCAAGTTACATTCGCATCTGATGGTCTTTCTGAAATGATTTGGAGAGCTCCAGATGGTTCAACACTCGGTAGTGCTTCAAATAGTTCAGGTAACCCAGGAGATGGTAGTTGTTGGACACCAAATGAAGTATTTACAGTAACTAATCTTGCTGTTGGTTGGCATCAAATAACATTTAGGGTTAGAAACGTTGCTGCTGCTAATGGTGATAACTCTTGGGCAAATAACCCATGTTCTATTGGATTTAGAGGTGTAAGACTTGATACTGGTCAAGACATATTTACTTCCAGAAATAATTGTACAGGTGGAACAACTACATTTACTGTTCCTGGTTCTGGTGGAAATACTGGTAGTTATAATGTTAACAACACTCCAGGTTTTAATGCGTCAGAGGGATCTCAGATCACTAGTGTAAACTTTGATATATCTGGTGGTTCAGGTGGTAATGGTCCCCCAAATGGTATATTTAATTGTGTTGGATATATTGGTGGTACAGCATCTGCAGGTAGAAGAGTTACTGGTTCAATTAATGGTAATCCAGGAACATTATCTTGGGAAATTGGTCTTCAAGGTGCAGAAGGATTAAACCAACAAGAAGGATCTATTGATGAACCTTCTGTTCCAGGTGGTATTGGTACTTCTAATGGTGGTGCATCAGGTCAAGGTGCATGGGGTAACGGTGGATCTGGTGGAGGTGGAGGTGGTTCCACATCACTATCAGGTGCTGCAGGTATCATTTATGCTGGTGCTGGCGGTGGCGGCGGTGGCGGCGGTACTGGTGGTGGAGATAATAATGGTTCTGCTCCAGGTGGTGTCCAAGACTTATGTTGGATTGGTGGTGCTGGATTACCCAACCCAAATGGTTTAGCTATTGTCAATCCAATCGGATTTACTAGTGGTGGTGATGGTGGATCAAAAGGATGTACCGCTGGTGGCGGTGGAGGAGGCGGCGGTGGCTGCGGTCCTTCTGGAGGCGGTAACGGTGGTGCTGGTGGTGAAGCTGGTGCTAATCATTCTAATACTGGATCAGGAAATGGTGGTGAAGCTGGTAGATCTGCTGTCAATAGTAGTTTTGTTACTTCAGCCTCTGAATCTGCTGGATCTACTGGAGATGGATATGTTTCATTAACTGTAAACTTCCAAGCTCAAGGTAATAATCCATCTGGAGGTGGTGGTGGAGCAGGTGCTGGTTTGCAATTTAGTATTCAACGAGAAAGTCCTGAAGATGATATTAAAACTGCATTCGCTGTGAATGTAGGTTCAGGTGGTAATGGTGGAGCAGGTGGAGGTAGCAATGGTGAAGGTGGTAGAGTTACACTTGCATGTTATGGACAATTACCTGGTGATGATAATGTCGTAGGTATTTCTGAACCTGCAGGTAGGTATTGGGATGTACCAGATTTCCCTGAACCAGGATATCTTATATCTGGTAACCCTAATACTGGACCTTTAGGTGCTATTTGGCATTCTGCTTCTCCTGCTGTAGAAGTTGTTGGTTCAACTGGTTCTAACTTCCCACTTGCAAATAATATTTCAAATAACTTATCAAATAGAAATATTAGGTTTGAGGGTGCAGGAAATAGATTCCTTCAGATTGGTCCTTTTAATTTAACAAATGTAGACCAACTTACAATGGGTATCATTAAAGGTAATAATTCTAATGGTGGTGATTCACCAGAAGAAGATTTGGTTGTATATTGGAAAACTGGTCTAGATGCTACATCAGAGACAGCATTGCAAGCAATTGCACAATCAGGAAGTATATCTGCATCTGGATGGGTTAATTATTCTATTCCTTTAGATGAGAATAGTGACGCAAGAGCTAATGGAATATACTTGGTTATAAGACAAACAAGACCTGACAATTCTGGTGACAACCCAGATGATGAAAATGATAACTGGGGTATTGCACTATTTGGTGTTAGATATGCCACATATACTGATAGAGTATTTGTTCCAACGTTAGATGCAACTTTGCCTGGTAATGAAGGTGATTGTGGACCTGAAGATGGTATTAATGTAATAAAAAGAGTAGTTAGTGCTGAAGATTCAAACATCAGATTTACAGATGGTACAATTAATTTGTCAGCATCAACTCCAGTATCTGTTACTGGTACTGCACAAGTTCAAGAAACTCTTTCACTGGTCACTAAGTACCATAGATCAAAGTATTTGATTAAAGCATTATAAGATAAATAACAACATAAAGAACTGGTAAAATGGCGTCATCTAGCACTGCACAATTAGTTTTTAACGCTTTTGATAGAGTTATTAGCTATCGAGGTGTTTCAAAACAATTAAATGATGATTTTTGGAATACAAAGATCTCACCTATCATTAGACCCTTATGGGATTCTGATAAGGATAGACTTGAGATGTTTATGTATCGTGAAGATGGAACTTATTTGATCCAGAGATCTAAGTATAGAAGAGATCATAAGACAAAGACTAGTAAATGGACATCATATGAGTTTGATCCTACTGGTATAGAGGAGTATAGTCCTACTAATCTGTATGATCAGCTAAGAGAGCAATTCTTTGAGTTTAAAGATATAACAGAAGCACAATATGAAGAAGCAGTTCGTAGAAAGATTGAAGAAGCAAACATCCTTAGTTGGAGTAAGATTCAATTAGTAAGAATGTTCTTGTTAGGTGATTGTGATTGGACACAGTTGGGAGATAATGGACTAACTGATGAGAAGAAGGCAATGTGGTTGGCATATAGAAAATGGATTAGAGACAATCCCAAAACAAATGCACAAGGACAAGAAGCAGAGACAGCATATGATGTTATCTTCCCTATCACACCAGACGAGTATGTAAAAAGAAAAGCAGATGGTATGTCTGACAAAGCTCTAGAACTGTATGGTGAACAGGGTAATGATAAAGATTATCTTGAAAGTAGCTATCATTTCTGGAAACTATCAGCTAACTCTTTATCATACTTCGCTCAGAAAATGAGTGTGTATTTAGTATTAACAACCATTACCAGAGATGCTATGGGTGAAGGTAAGTTTGGTAGAATTGATATTGATAATTACAGAACAAAAATTACTGCCAACCAAGCACCATATAAGTTCCAGACTGAAGCAGAAAGAATTAAATATTTTGGCGGTGACTATAACGATGGTGAAATGATCACTTCAGAAACTGTAGAAGAGAAAGGTCAAGCATGGTTAGATGACCTTCTTTCTAGAATTGAAGCAGGAGAGGTATAATGTTAGTATCAATGAACGCACAGCGATTATATGAATTGATTCATTATTTCGCTAAAGAAAAGAATAAACATATCTTAGTCATCGATACATCCACATGGATGGCACTAGGTGATACTAAGAAAGCTACAGTAAAGACATACTATGAGGATTTCTTACCTATAGATGAGATCGGGGAGATATTCTCTGAAAGATATACCTTCTATGAATTTGATAACCAGACTAGTGCTATAGATACAGCAAACGAGTGGTTCCCACAATCAACTGACCTAGAAGATCAAGATTATTTTATTGAATGTTATGTTGTTAACCCATCAGGTGCTATGCCTTATGGTAACAAAATTCCAGCAAAACCAGAGTAACGTAGGACAGTTAGTATAGTGTCCACTCAATTGGTTGACACCTTCTGGGTGCTGTGGTAGGATGATGTCATCAAGCGAAAAACAATGAAAGTTCCTGCTCAATATGAACTCACCCATATGCAGATACAAGCTATCTTGAGGGAGCATTCTATCCCTGAGGATCAGATCAAGTATCTTGG